ATATACCATTTTTTATCTTAGTGTTCTCAATCTCATTTTGATTTGTCGGTGTTAAAGTCCCGCTTATCAAGGTCGGAGTGATGGCTGAACTGCCTGCCCCCGTCGTTACCCCGCTATGCACGTGAGTATTAAACGTATTTATGATAGAGTTAACTTTATTTTCAAGGTTGTTAAGTTTTGTCGTAAGTGTTATTACTTTAGCCATCCCGCCTAAAGAGCCGTCAAAAAAATCAACCTCGTCGAGTTGTGAAAACATCGAGACATAATAATCCTGATCTGATATCTGATGAACGATTACTTTTGACCCCACCGAAGGAATAATATAGAGCCCCTTCGATTGGGTCAGGTCAGTATTTGTATAGGAGGCAAACAATCTCACATTTGTAATAATTCCGCCCTTTTTGAAGTCCGTTACTTCGCAGGTTTTTGTCAATGGGTCCACACTGTTAACGGTCGCTAAAACTCCATTAAACTCTCCGAGCCGTTCCTTGAAAATAATATCAAATATTTCTTTTACGCTCATTGTACCGGAAGGTCAGCTACTTTAATATCAAGATAAATAATCTGACGGCCTCCGCCGCCTCCAAATTTAGTGATCACCTGTTTAACCAGATAGATACCTGATCTGTCTGGAATAGTCGTATCTACTAATTTGATTTGATCGCCATGCGTTACAGTTGGTTGTAAGAACGTAACGAACGACCCTCGGAATCCTGTGTACTTGAATTTTTTTGCATACTGATTTGCTTCGTCCAAAACTGCTGCGGGGGTTTTGTTTATCGTGTATATCGTCCTTTGTTCGGCGTTGGGGTCCGGTTGGGTGGATGTTTTCCCTCCCTTTGTTACAGTAGTTCCATCTACAAGTATGGCCTTGTCTTTTGTATCAACATTCCCCGAAGTGTTTATATTAATCGCCGATACCTGTATCCTTACATCGTCACCCCTCATATAATCCATGTCGCTGTCGATAATATTTTTATTAAAGTCGAACGGCCCTTTCGGGGTGGCCGTTGCCGCGCGACCAAGTTTATAAGGGAATCCAATGTATAGTATCGTTGCCGTGACTACTCCGTTTACTATCGTATTTTGGAAGTAGGCGTACAAATGAAAAGGTTCTCTGGTAAAATAATTAATAATTTCCGATAGTGAAAATGTGCCTCGGAAAGATATGCCAGTTATTACTATGGGTTCACACGAAATAGTAAAGGGTGCCGGATTATTGAATGAATCCGTTGCCGTTGCCGGATTGAGTCCAGCCTTCAGGAAAATATCTTTTATCACCAGGTCTAAAGTAGTTTTCCCATTTATTAATAGTGACTTGTTATTGTAGTTGGAAAGCGACTTTAATTTCAAATCGAACATCCGATCTTCACACTCAAATATTAACGGCTTATCTGGATATACCCGGCTTATCTTTCCGGTAAAAACAGTATTCAGACTATTGATCTGTTTATTTAGATTATTCTTATACTGATACCCTAGCCTGATCGTAACCGGATCGCCCCGTTTCCATAAAGCATCTGTTCCATTTGTTAAGTTATCGGTATGGTCCCGACCACGAAGCCTTAATTTATTCGGCAATGTAATCCTGCACGTATCGGTAAGATTCTCCCAAGTGGAAACAATTTCTATATCAGTAGCAAAGTTGAACTTGTAAGGCAAATTCATCTTTGCATCGAAGCCTATGGAATTATCACAAACTAGCTGAATCATCCTAACTGGAATTCAATTGGTTTATCACTTATTAAAAGAAGATCAAAAGGAACCATGTTTCTACTTCCCATTTTCTCGTAAATATGAAAGTCTTTCACCACCACTGAATTTATATCCAGGCGGCCTAAAAATCCTGATTCTACTTCGAGGGTGTCAGAGATTCTGCAAATTTTTACCATTTGCCTTACCGCGTCTGCCGGATAAAGGTTTGCGTATTGACTTACAATAGCCCCAATTATTTTTATGAAATAATCTCCATCTGAAATATACTCTTTTACCGTTCCTCCTTTGTTTCCGTAGATAGGAGTCATCAATATATTTTTCGATTGATTTACGTCTATAAGTACGGTCTGAAAAGAAATTGTCGTGGTTGTCGTCGGGCCACTACCGACTGTCTCCGTATATTTTAAAACAAGTTGATCGTAGTATGGAGTGCCTAAATATGTGTTCCCCAGGTTACTATCTTCAGGGTCTGGAATAACGGCATAATGAGGGACTAGCTGATTGGTCAGCAGTAATATATCGGGTGGTGCAGGGATGAAAAAATCCATTATCTCTCTGATGTTAAGTTAACATCATTTACCGCCGTTAGCAACACGCGCTTAACTATGTCTATTGTGGACTGCTCCGATCCTTGTAATGTTTGTTCAAAAGTTATTTCTCCTACCAACTTGTCGATGTTCAAAGTTATGTTTCTAGTTCCTGATTGGATTTTCTCCATGCCAAGCCCCTCTGAATCTGATCCATCACCAGCGCTTGCTGATAATTTTCTCCTTGGCATATTCGTAATCGTGCCATCTGGATTCATGAAACTATACCCTCCCATATTAGCTACCGTGGCCGGGATAACACGTTTGTTCCCTCCAAAGAAATTATTTTGCCCACGATAAGGAGGGTTTACAAGATTATTCTGAAATTGCTTATCCTCTTCGTTGATTTTATCAAAATCATTACTGAATAGATTCATCGCACCGGCCAATTTCATCGATCTTGACTTATTCAGTCTCGGCGCTTCTCCATTCAATAATTGCCCCATAAAATCGCCAATTACGCCCCCAAACTGTTCCAGAACAGGAAGAAATGCTACTATCGTTTGGCCGAGCATCTTAAAACCTTGCGCCGCACTTAACCCAAAGTTTTTTAACTCATATAGAATATCTTTAAACAAGTTTAAATCTGAATCAACCCGATCATTGAACCCTGTCCATTCAGAAATATCCGAGAGAGAAACAAAAACACTTTTTATATTATCTAATAAATCGCCTGCCTGACCAATTGCATTTGAAAAATCTAAATTGTCCACAGCCTGCACCATTGAATCTAAATAATCGATAGCCTGTCCCAAATAAGGTAAAAGTCTTTCTCCCAAAGCCGTCATTATTATCTCCACTGAATCTTTTAACCTCTCCCATTTTCCAGAAACAGATTTAGAAAGTTCGTTCATCAAATTGAAAAATGGTCCTCCTTTTTCGGTCATTAAAGTAAATGCCTTGACTATATCTTTAAAATCAATATCTTTTAGTCCGCCTAAAATTTCCTTTTGGCTTTTGCCAGTTGCCTTAGATAGAAACTCAGTAATAGGAATACCCCTATCCTGAAACTGCCGGATGTCTCTGGCATTGACTTTGCCGGCTACCTTCGTTGTCCCATAGACCCAAATAAGATCATTCAGATTAAGATCAAGACCGGAGGCCACATCCCCCAAACGCTTCAAAGTAGGTATCATTTCCTCGGCCTGAAACTGATATGCCGCTAGTCTTTTCGCTCCCTCGACTACTTCTTTCGTGCTGAAAGGGGTTTCTTTTGCGAATTGTTGGAAATCACCGATCATGGCATTAGAAAAATTCTTATCTCCCCCCAAAAGGGTCTTCATGGTAATCCGTGTTTTTTCCATTTGGAACCCCAAATTAATAACCTCGAAAGTAACATCTTTAATGGCTGATGCCGCCCGTTGGGCTAAATTAGCAAGCGTAACCCCTCCAAAAACTCCCCGTAAAATATTCCCGGTATTGTTTGACTCGTTGCCTAAATTCTTAATCTTTTTCTCAAGTTGATCCACATTCTTTTCCGCATTCTTTATCCCGGCGGAAAAGTTATCCTTTAGCTTTATTTCGTACCATGCTGAATCGGCCATATCAACCCTTTATAGCTTCTTTTATAGTCAACTTCCCATGAAACTGCAATGCAAACTTTAATTCGCCCCACGCCTTACATAACTTATCTGCATCGTCCCCTACTTCCTGGTGAAAATAAAAACGGATTAAGGCTTTCACTTGCCGTAATCCGTCAGGGTGTAGTATGTCATGTAAAATGATGTTCCCGTCTTTCTTTTCGGCGGGAATTTCATAGAACTCTAATTTTTTTTTAACTCACCCTCCACCGGCTCAAGTAACTCTCCGATCAATTTCCTGGCAGATTGTGAGGCGACAAAGTTTCCATTAAGTCTTTCGGGCGGCTCCCCACCAACCCAAAGCGCCTTAATGATCAACCTTACCGCCTCAAAGTCTCTATCCTTGTTCATCAAGGTCCGGGCAGCTAAAAATACATCTTCGGAAATGTCTTTTAAATAAAACGTTGCCTTCTCTTTATTCTCCCGGTCGAGCGGGACGATCAAAGTGAATACTGTGCCGGTCGGAATTTTTACTTCTTGAGGGGAGTCCATTTTTTAAGCTTTGTAATTTATGTCCGCTATGAACAGTTGAAGAGTTTCTTCAATCTGCGTATTGTTTACAGAAGACGAAGGATTGCGTCCCTGGAATCTGCATTTTATAAGGCGATGGCGGGTAAAGTCCCCGGCCTCGGTTATGAAGTTTACCCCAACGTCAAAGAATGGGATATTTTGAATCCTTCCGTTTGGAGAGGCATTAGACAGCCTCTGAACTTCTTTCATCGTCAATGTAATGCTTCCAGCGGGATTGATAGGCCCAAATGCAACGGATACATAGTGCTGGCCACTTGCATGATTTCCGGTGATTTCCTGCATATCAGAATATTCGATTGCCGTTACCCCGATCACTGGCAACCCGGGAAGGATTGTATTTGAAAAGGTGATAACAATATCAGCGTGTGTGTACTCAACGCCATTTATCAGGGGTACTCCTATTACTGCCATGCGTTAAGATATTTTAGTAACAAGTCCAATATTGACAACGATTTGCTCCGCAATTCCAACCGGAAGGATCTGAATGGCTACTGTTAGAGTGGACGTTCCCAGTACGTTTTGAGTCGGGTCTATCGTTACCTTCCCGGCGCTAATGTCTCCACCGGCTACCATGAAATCCAGAGGAGTTTGCGCCAAATCCGTAAAGAATCCTACAGTCTGGTTGTTAAGAGTTCCGTTTGCATTCAAAAACAATTGCCCGTTTACTTGCGGCAAAAGTGCGGCGCTTACTTGCCGGATAGCTTTGTCGACTGCCCGGTTAAACTCAACATAAGCTAGTGAGTTTGTCAGTGGCACTGACGTTCCCTGCCGTTCAAAGAAGGAGCCTGATATTTGAGGCGTGTATTTTCTTAGAATAGTATAGGCTTTATCTTTCAATGTACCCATTGCCGCGTCAGCCATAGCGGTGACGAGATCACCATTTGCCAGGGCCGGAACTTCTAATTCGGTTCCATCCGATACGTTAAAATTTTGAGGATTCCCGATTGACTGGGATACGGTTGACTTGGAGACCGCTCCAAGAGTTGCTCCAAGCGTTGTGATCGAATATCCTTTTGCAACATACAAAGCCTTGCCAGCCGCGTTGCCATCTTGGGAGATAATCATGGTCACCTTCCTTGCGGAAAGTGTCCTCATGTCGGTTAACCCCGTCCATCCCGTTACCGCTACTACCGTAAAATAATTCAGAGATAGAAAAAACTGACAGTTCCTTCCCGCCGAGTCGGCTGTATCTGATAAAGCTTGAATAGTAGTAGCGTCACCAGTTGAGGTGAACACCCGAGTAGGATTATAAATACCCATCTGCTTGATCTCTCCATTTGCTTTTAGCAGCATATCTGGAATAGCTATGTACGGGAAGGATACCGATTCAGGAGGGTAGACGCCTATCCAAAGCTCACCATCAGGATTTATCCGGTAAAATTCTGAAACGTGATACCATTCAACCGAAAAATTCGCCGACGCCTGCACGATGCCAGCCGTTACGGCCTGTGCCAAAGAAAATACTTTTATTACTGGTGCCGCAACCGTGAACCCCGATGGATAAGCTGCATTATAAAACAGTAAGCCGCTAATTTTATCGGTATTTGGCACCCTGCGGCCTATGCCGGAGGTTCCTACATTTACGGTGACTTTGCTTAAAGGCATTTATTTGACTTTAAAAAGTTTCAGATTGAAAGTGGATGCGTGTTTCCGTGCATAAACTTCGTCTTCTGCTAAAAAGGTCGTCTTATCTTCTGTCACAAAAGCGACATTCATCATATCCTGAGAGGCCCACTTCATAGCATCATCCATATTTTGAATGGAGGAGAAAACAGGTATTTCAGTTATAGAAATTGGGGATGTTTCATCCCCCCCATCCTTCTTAGCCATTAGTTAGATTCGATAAGCATTACCACCCCTTTGGAATCATTCCGTGCCTGGAGTCCACCGAAGCGAACCAACATAGAGAAGATTGAGCCATAATATCCGGCCTGGTCTTCGTTGATGAATACCTTAAACTCACCCATTGCCTTACGAACAAAATCAGGGTGATAGAATACTGCTGTGGGCTGATCGTTAGCTAACAGGATTGGAGGTAAGCCTGTTGCTGAATCTTGCTTGAGGACGTTACCTACCGTAGAATAGGCCACCTCGGATCTGACATAGAAGTCGAATCCGAAAGCCCGTGCCACAACACCCGCAGCCAATGGCTGAGTGTTAACACCATACTGGAGCCACTGAGTGAACTGAGGCAACTGCAAAAGGTCGGTGTACATGGACTGCGGTATAACTGCTACACCTTGCAGGTCGATGTTATCGGTCAACACGTCATCGGTCATAAACAGACCGCGAACCCTTGTAATATCCGAAACCGTCAGCGCCTTGCGTGTACCGGTAAGGATACCACCAGTGGAGAAGGTCGTGCGACCCGTTCCAGTGGTCAAAAGAATGTGAGCAGCGTTAGCCCCTGCGAGCCACTTCTGAACGATCCTGTTCGCACAACGTAGGCGTAGGGCTCTCATGTGCTGATCGAGGATTGAAGCCCTCTTGTCATACATAGTGATAAGTTGTTCCGATAACTGCAAAACGGTAGGGTCGGTAGTCAATTCCTCCAACACGTAGTTCGTAGCTGCGTCCGTTCGCTGTGCTACCGTTGCGGGTAGTGAAGCCCGGTTGATTGATACTGCCGGAATCGTACCGGAGTGCGGTAATTCCACCGAGTTGTAGTTTACATACATATCGTCTTGAATGGCACGCGCCATAAAAGTAGATGATGCAAATAGTATCGGTTGGATGTCCGCTAAGAACACCCGTTTTGCTAATTCTGCTCCTACTGCCATGTTTGTTTAATTTAAAATGTTTTGATTAACGAACGTTCACCCATCCGGTGCTGAATTTGAAAACTCCTGCCGACAAGACTCCCTCGATAGAGTCGGTCTTGTTGATGACTACCGGTGATACCGGAGTAGCGAATTCAAAGCCCGTCCCGGGAGTGATCGCAAATGCTGCTCCTCCCTGAACTTGTCGAAGTACTAGTTTCGCTCCATCTTGGAGTTTCGGGTCAATTGCAATATTCAGCGTAAAGGCTCCAGTGATGGTATTGATTTCGATGAAAGTGGTATTATTGCCAATCCACAATTGACTGGCTACGGCTACACCGGTACCCAGTGAGCCAACCGCCCCTGCTTGAAGGAATCCAGCAACATATTGCGCTTGTGTGATAACCAGGTTATCGGAGGCCCCAAAGGGCCACTTCGTGATCGTTAGGTTAGGTAAATTTGCCATGATTATTTCTTGATTTCTTTAGGACTGTTTTCAAATTCGGTCAACAACCGGTCGAACTCTTCGGGGTCATTACTCATGATCTCGGCAAGTTTCTTGGGGTCATTCTTTGTCAGA